AGTTCAGCCGCAGGCTGCGCGGATCCAGGTTGGACGAACCCACATAGGCCCACGCGTCGTCCACCGTCATCAGCTTGGAGTGGTCGAACGCGCCATGCGAACGCCAGACCCGGCAGCCCGTGCGCACCACCTGGTCCAGCTGGGCCGTCATCGCGTAGTCCACCAGCCGCAGGTTGTTCTTCCCGGGAATCACGATGTCCACCACCACGCCGCGCCGCGCGGCCGTGGCCAGCCCGCCGATCAGCGTCTGGTCCGGCAGGAAGTAGGGCGACTGGATGCGCACGTGGCGCTGCGCCACCGCCAGCGCGCCCAACAGCATATTGTGCGTGCTGCCCAGCGCGCGGTCCGGGCCGGACGGCACGCAGCGCATCGGCACGTCGCCCGTCGGCGGCAAGGCCTCGGGATCGAACCAGGGCCTGGCCGGTAGGGATTCGTGCGTCGTGAAGTTCCAGTCGTGCGCAAACACCGACATCAGCTGCGTCACGATCGGTCCTTCCACCCGGAAGTGCGTATCGCGGTTGGTGCCATCGCCCGCCAGCGCGCTGACGAAGGCCGCGCGCACGTTCATCCCACCGGTAAAGCCCAGGCGTCCGTCCACCACCAGCACCTTGCGGTGGCTGCGCAGGTTGGCATAGGGCATGCGCAGTACGCCCAGCGGATTGGTCATGAAGCGCGCCACTGGCACCCCGCCGCGCGACAGCATGCGCACGATGGGCGGCCGCGAATACTTGGAACCGATGGCGTCGATCAGCACCCGCACCTCGACCCCGCGCTCGCGCGCCTCGATCAGCGCCTGCGCCATCTCCCGCCCGATCGCGTCGTTGTCGAAGATATAGCTCTGCATCGCCACCGCGTGGCGCGCTTCGCGGATCGCCTGCAGCATCGCCGGATAGGCCTCGTCACCGCCGGCCAGCGGCCGCACCGCGTTGCCGCCCAGCAGGCGGAAGCGGCTGACGCGGTCGCCCAGCACCTTCAGCGACGCGAATTGCTGGCCCGAGATCGGCGCCACGTCCACCGGCGCGGTCTCGACCTGCTCCGCATCCACCACCATCGCCTCATCGCGCTGCTGCGACAGCCGCGTCTTGCGGATCCGGTTGATGCCCGCCACGAAATAGAACAACGCGCCGAACAGCGGCGAAAACAGCGCCACCCCCACCCAGCCTATGGCCGCCCGCACGTCCTGTTTGGTCATCGCGGCATGCACCGCCGCGCCCGTTCCCGCCACGATGCTGATGGCAAACACCAGATGGGGCCAGTAATCGATCAAGATTGCATGTATGCGGTCCATGGCGATGGCGTAAGCGCGGCCTCCGTAGATGATCAATGGCGAAGGATAGCAAGGTGGCCCGCGCTGGCAAGTGGGCCGGCGGGGCCGGTTTCACACGGATTAAAAAAACGTGCTAGAATTCGGCCTCTTCGTTGTTGAGCAGCTTTCAAAAGCAGCGCGGCAAGGAAGAAAAGCAGTATCAGAGGTGGCTGTAGCTCAGTTGGTAGAGTCCCGGATTGTGATTCCGGTTGTCGTGGGTTCGAGCCCCATCAGCCACCCCAAAGAATTCAATGAAGATAAGGCACTTTCGCGAAAGCGAAGTGCCTTTTTTCATTTGCTGGCGCTTTACGCTTTCGGCGCATCTTGTGCTTCGCTTGCTCAGCAAGCGCGGGCTGAATTCCAGTCAAGAAAAAGCCATCCGGAGATGGCTTCTACGACTACCCGCAAGGCGAGGCCCCGAGACTTTCCATCACTCAGCCCGCCACCGCCCCGCCTCATCATCCCGCAACCTTGCCCCCGCCCACACGACCCGCCCCAACACTCGCACCGATGCCCCGTTCTCCAGCGGGATGTCATCGTGCAAGGGATTGAACGACCGCGCCACCCATTGCCCGGTTAGCCGTTCCCGGGCCACCGTCTTCACAATCATCTTGCCGTCGTAGTTGATGGCATAAACCCCGCCGGCGGCGATGTCCTGCAGCGTCAGGCTTTCGTTGGGGACCACCAGCAACGCAGCGCCGTCGCGGATGACGGGCTCCATGCTGTCGCCCTTCGCATACACCACGCGGCCCCGCCCGTTGTCCGCGCCTACCGACCTGAGGAAGGACTTGCGGAACTGGATCATGCCGGTCTGTTCTTCGGCATGGTTTTCGATGGGGTCGCCCGCAGCCAGGCGCACGTCGGCCAGTTCCGGGACCTTCTCGAACCTGTCGTTGGCCGCGGGCGGTTCGCCCACGCCCACATTGGCGACCACGCCTTTCTGGGTGCTGATCCGGACCCTGCCTTCGCGTTCGGTCTGGCGCGTGGTCTTGCCGCCTTCCCAGGGCGCTGCAGGCAGGCCATCGATGCGCATTGGGAACTCGTCTCGGGACAAGTAGGTGTCCACCAGCGAGTCGCTGCGCAGGACCGTCGGCATTTGTGGCGCGGCGGTAGCAGGGGAGACGTCAATCCCCAGCTTCAATTGCGCGATTGCCAACGCAATCGCGCCCTGTAATTTGTTCAGCTGATCCGGGGGCAATGCCCGCACCTGTTCTTCCGGGATGCCGGGGAAGGGCCACCGAGGGGGCGCCGGCACCGCTACGGCCAGGGATCCATCGCTCGCAGGCAGTTTCGGGGCGGTGCCGTCATATAGCCATTGCGCGTTCACGCGCAGCAGCGGGGCGACCTTGATGCAGGTCGCCATATCCATGCCGTTGGACCCATTGAACCAATGCGTCGCCGCGCCGGAAGAGGCGCCGGCTGCCTTCCATAGGTCTGTCTTGGTAAGGCGCGGTTCGGCCGCGTCCGCACGACGGGCCGCTTCCTCGTTGAACGCCTGTGTGATTCGCTTCTGAAAGGTCATCTTAGGATGCTAAACAAAAACAATCTTAGTTGGCTTGCATTTAGAATCTTAGCATTCTAAGATTTAAAAATGATAGCGAGGTAAGACTGGCGGGGATGCAAAAACACGCATGAACTACTACAGCCACAACATCGGTGATTACGCGCAGGCCACGGCGCATCTGAGCTTGCTTGAAGATGCCATCTACAGCCGCCTGCTGCGCCGGTACTACGCCGAAGAGCAGCCCATCGTGGACAACCTGCAGCAGGTATTCCGGTGGGTGGGGGCCCGTAGCGAAGAAGAAAGAGAGGCGGCCGCGCAGGTGCTGGCCGAGTTCTTCGTGTTGCGCGATGGCCATTGGCACAACAAACGGGCGGACGTGGAGATTGCCGCGTATCACGTCAAGGCCGAGACTGCCAAGGCCAACGGCCGGCGAGGCGGCCGGCCCAGGCTGGCAGAGCGCAATCCGGAACAACCCAACGGGTTTCCCATGGGTTTCGACGAGAAACCCGGCCATGGCCCGGCAGATGGCGGATCGGAAGCTAACCAAGAACCAGGAACCAAGAACCAGGAACCAAAAGAACACACCTCCCGCAAGCGGGGGACCGGATTCGACGCGTCCGTGATCGAACTGCCGGATTGGCTGGACCGCGAGGACTGGGTCAGTTGGATTGCCGACCGCAAGGCGCGCAAAAAGCCGGTGACGCAGGAGGGCGCCAGGCGTCAGCTGCAACAGCTTGCCGCCTATCTGGCCGCAGGGCATCAGCCAGGGGCCGTGATCGCGAACAGCATCGCGGGCGGGTACCAGGGCCTCTTCCCTCCGCGCACGCCTGCTACAGCGGGCCATCCGGCAGGCAGGGCGCAACGCCTGGCCGACTGGACCGAGGAGCTGCGAGAAGTACTGGCCGACGACGGCCGGCCGCGCGAGCGGTTCATGGGGACGATCGATGCAACCCGCTGACATGCCTTCTGCCGCCATGGGCGCGCTGGTGGTCAATGAAATGCTGCTGATGTACGGCGCCAAGTTCGCGCAGCAATGGCAGGGCCTGACTGCCCGTGAACTGAAGGATTCATGGAACCAGAAATTGGCGGGCCTGGACGAGGTGCAGGTGCGTCGCGGCCTGGTCGCCTGCCTGACCCAGGAATGGCCGCCGACGCTGCCGCAGTTCATCAAATTATGTTGCCCGTGGATGGTTCCCGAAGTGGCCTATCACGAGGCCGTGCGTGGCCTGTCCGCGCGCAGGCGCGGCGAGCCCGGTGTCTGGTCGCATCCGGCGGTGTACTGGGCCGCGGTGGGCGTCAGCACGGTGGATCTGCTGGGCTGCACCTACGGCGCCATCAAGGCGCGCTGGGAGAAGACGCTGAACGAGGAGCTGGCGAAGGGCGTGTGGGCGGATATCCCGCTGCCTCGTCCAGCGCTGCCCGCGCCCGGCCAGACGCTGGCCACGCGCGCCGAGGCCGAGGCGGCACTCAAGAAGATGGGCGCGCAAAAGGTGCTGCGGGACCGTGGGTGCCCGCCTCGGAGCTGGATCGAAAAGTGGGAGGCGCGCATCGCGCGCGGCGACCACCCGAGCAAGGGCATCGCCGACATGCTCAAGCGCGCCAAGGGCGAAAGCCAGGATACGGAGGGCCGTCTGCAGAACGGTTCCAGCGGCAAGACAGGTAAACAATGCGAGGTGGCTGATGAGTAAATTGACGGGTGACGATCTGATCTGGAACTGGGCCCGCTGGACCTGGTCCGGCGCTACGGTGGGAAACATGGAGGTGTACCTTTCCGAAGAGGAGGACTACCGGCCCATCAACCATCACCACGCCATGGAGGTCGAGGCGATGCATGCCGCGCTGCCCTGGCACGAGCGCATGATCATCATTGCCGAATACCCGCAGAAGAATGTGATGTTCGGCCAGCTGGATGGCCGCGCGCGCCGCGCCAAGGCGCTGGACTGGATTGCCGATACGACCGGCGTGGCCATGACCGAAACCGAATACAAACTGTACCTGGGTCTTTTCCGCAGCCTGGTGGAAAGGAGGCTGGCGTGAAGTACGCGCACGAGGTGATGGATCTGATGGCCTGCTATCCCGGCCGCTCATTCCGTTTGATGGAGCTGGTCCGTCATGTGTCGCGCGGCCGGCCTTTGTCTGTTCCCGAAAAGACGCGCCTGCAAAGAGGCATCCAGCGGGCCATGGATGCGCTGCAGGATACCGGCAGCGTGCTGATTCAAGAGCCCGAGAAAGGCGGGCACGGGCGCACCTACGCGTGGCGTGTGACGGTTCCGTCACAAGACCGCGCCCCATAGGTCACGCAATCGGTCACAATGGGTCCGGGGCATTGCGCCCCAAGCAAATGCAGCCCTGGCCACGCGCCGGGGCTTTTTGTTTTGGGCGCGTGGCCCCGGCTTTTTCACTGCTGGGGCAGGGGTCGAACTTCTTTGCACTGCATGTGACGGAACCGTCACAAGACCCCGCCCCAACGGTCACGCAATCGGTCACAATTTGTCCGGGGCATTGCGCCCCTGACAAATGAAATCCCGAAATGCAGCCCCGGCCACGTGCCGGGGCTTTTGCATTTGGGCGCGATGTTTCGGCGCCAGTCTTCTTCAGCAGGAATCCAACTCCATGAGCGTTCAGATCAGCATCACTGAAAACCAGCTGGTAGAGGACCTCGCCGCATTCTTCAAGACCTTGGTCGACTGCGACGTTGTCCGCGGTCTACCCGGTTGGGTTCCCGCGCCACCGCGCGAGTGTGTCGTCATCACTCCGCTGGCGGCGCAGGGACTTTCCGTGCCGGTCATGGCCTATGCCGATCCGTCGCCCGCGGCGGGGAAGCGGATCATGACCCAGGCCACGCAATGGTCTGCTCGCGTGGATGGCTACGGGGCGCGGGCCCTGGACCTGGCGCTCACGCTCTCGATCGCCCTGCGCAGCCAGTACGGGTGCGAGTTCCTGGGGAATCTGGGACGAACCCAGCCGCTGTACGCGGG